GACAATACGCTTACCAATTTGAGTGGAAAGGNNNTATCTCTGCATTTTCANANACNTTGGTTTGGGAGAAGCAGCGAAACGGGGGGTGGGAACAGGGGAAAATCAGATACCGGACATGGCTTCTTTTGCCAGTGGTGATGGATGGATGAAATTACCAAACGGTAAAATTCTGCAATATGGTCGAGGTGAGGCTATGCCGAAATTATCGACGCAAACAATGAGGATTACATTTCCTATCCCTTTCCCTAAAAAAGCGGACTGCGCCATGCTTACTCATTCTGGTGATGGAGGTGCGCCTTTAGGCGCTGGGCGAGGGTTCGTGATGACTGCAGAAGGCCCAACGTTAACCGGCTTTAATTCTGCTTACAGAACGTCATCAACCAGCGACACGGTATCGATGAATTACAGTTGGTGGGCTGTTGGTGAGTAATTTTATTCAGGGTGATTTATATGAACGAATATGTTTATAGCGCAAGGCATAATGCTTTTTTCCCTGTGGATATGATTGATAAATATAAATCAGAGGGATGGGATTTATCAGACGCTAAGGAAGTAAATCAAAATATTATCAGTGAGTTTATGGATGAACCGCCACAAGGAAAAATCCGTATTGCCGGAGATGATGGGCTGCCTGCGTGGGCAGATATTCCTCCACCCACGCATGAAGAACTTATTGAAATTACTGAATCAGAAAGACAGCTACTAATTCACCAGGCCAACGAATACATGAACAGTAAGCAATGGCCCGGTAAAGCCGCTATTGGTCGTCTGAAAGGCGATGAGCTTGAACAGTATGGTTTGTGGCTTGATTATCTGGATGCTCTGGAAGTTTTAAACACCTCCAGCGCACCAGATATCGAGTGGCCTAACTCTCCGGAGGAACAGGCCAGATAATAACAGGAGCCGTTGATATATCGACGGCTTGTAGTGCTTTGATGTAGCTCATCCAGGCGATCAGGCTAGCTTTATCTTCATCGCTGATAATGCCTAACTGTAGTTCTGTCTGCCAGAGACTGATCGTTGTCTGGGCCTCAAGCAGGAGCGCAGCTTTCTGTTGTTCCGCCGCTTCCACGTCCGCCGCGTTCTGCGCTTCCGTATCTGTCACCCACTCGCGACCGTTCCACGTATCGTAAGGCGTATCAGGTGCCAGCGTGGTGGTGCCTTCCGGGTATTCACCAGGCAAAGAAACGATCTCCGGCTCGCCTGTTTCAGTGCTGTACACCGTTTCACCACGGTGATCCGCGACGTATTCCCAGGCGGCAAAATCGGCTGTCCGGCAAATAGCAAAACCCTCTTTGCTCTCGCCGGGGGCGTCAATGCATGAGTTGGCTGGAATACCTACGCCCACGGCCAGATATTCAACAGATATAGAAAGGTATTCTCGCGTCTCGTCATCATAGTTAAATACTGTAATATCGCCTGCCTCTGTGGCGATAAGTTCGTTGTTTAATTTTGCCTGTGCCATTATGCAGCCCTCACAATGTAGTTAAATGCAACGTTTCGCGGCCTCGTTTCACTACCAAACATTTTTGAACCAAGTGTTGCCTTTGCGGTATATGTCTGCAATACCGTGCCAGTTGACGGGTTTGGGTTATATTCATTAGTTCCGTTCGGGTAATAAGCCATTGACGCATTGTTATCTATAAAAACAGCCGTCATTGGACCATCTCCGCCAGAACTTGGTGAAGTTGGAATCCAGTGCCGGTGATCGAATGACATAGCACCCTGAGCAGAAAGCAAACCTCGCCCGCTATCAGCCCCGCGCCCGTCATCCCAGCCACGAATAAATTCGCCTCTTAAATCAGGCAATCTGAGTGCAGGATAGGCCTGAGCCAATTTGGGGTACTGAGAAGCGGTAAACGCTGCTCCATTGCATTTTAGCCATCCAGTTGGTGGAGTTGCTGACGGCCACGGAACAGGCGCACCAACAGGTAATGCTGAACCTTCTCCCAAACTAAGGTATGCGAGAAGACCAGCTACATCCTTTCCACTCAAATTGGTAAGCGTATTGTCCAGCGGTTGTTTACCTGCCAGCGCATTAAGCATTGTCGTGGCAAAGTTCGGATCATTCCCCAGTGCCGCCGCCAGTTCGTTCAGTGTATCCAGTGCCGCGGGTGCAGAACCCACCATTGCTGCAATCGCTGATTTCACAAAAGCTGTAGTGGCAATCTGTGTATTGTTGACCGACTGTGCCGCAGTAGGTGCTGTTGGCGTTCCGGTGAGTGCTGGACTCGACAGCGGCGCTTTTTGTGCCAGCGCATTGTTAATGGTGGTACTGAAATTCGGATCATTGTTAATGGCTGCGGCTATTTCTTTCAGCGTGTCCAGCGTGGCTGGCGCACCATTAATAAGAGCCGTCAGAGCCGCCTGAACAAACGCGGTGGTCGCAATCTGCGTGGTGTTATTCCCTGCTGCTGGCGTTGGCGCTTTGGGTGTCCCGGTAAACGTCGGACTTTCTTTGGGTGCATACTGTGAATGCGGGTCCGGTGCGGCAAGATGTTTTGCCATCTGATCATCCGCGTACACCTTCAGCTCCAGTGCCTTGTCATCCACATACTTGCGGGTTGACAGCACTACAGCAGGGTCGATTTTCAGGGTGATATTGTCCGTGCTGCTGGTAATCAGCACCATGCGCACGGTCTGAGTGCGCCCGCTACCTTCAGCCAGTTGCGGCTTATAGCTTTCCGGGCAGTTTCCCACGGCAATCAATGCCCCTGATTCATCAAACAGGCCCACTTCACGTATCCACCAACCGCCCTCGTTTTCAGGGATCACCTGTTCAGCAATAATCTGGCTGCTGTTCTGCGGGTCGATATAGAGCATATTCAGCGCAGCCCGGCGTTTCTCATTTACTAATGCTGTCTGCTTTGCGTCCGGCGTTGGCAATGTTCCGCCACCATCGCCGACCGCCATATGGGTAATTTTTAAAGGCACACCGAGCGCGGCGGCGCTGGCAAGTTTCGCCGCGCCAATATCCGTTAGCAGGGTATAAAATTTTGTGCTCATGGATTCACTCTCATTGTGTCAATAACATGGACCGCCCCGCCTTCATGCGCGGTGCCGCCGGAAATAATTGTTTCGTTGATATACGGATAGATCGTGATTTCTTCGCCAAGATAGCTGGCGGCTCCCACCCAATGCGGGCCGCTGGTCTGCAGGTTGATGGACATGCCGATCATGTGACGGCTACATGGTTTGGCATCGCTTATCAGTCGCTCAAGTTCCAGATAGGTATCTTCAGTGATGCCCTGGTCCTGCACACCGATATCCAGACGAAACGTGCCCGGTGCCTCTCCGGTCTGCCACCACTCAATAATGCGGATCAGAAAGCCGAACGGCTCCACCACCCGCCGCACGGCACTGGTGGTCCCTTTATGCTGATGAATATAAAAAGCATCCTTCACCACCTGGCGCTTGACGCTTTCTGTCCAGCTCTCGTCCCAGCGATCCACAGAGAACGCCCAGGCGAGATAAGGCAGGAAACTGACTGGACAGGTTGCCGGATTCCACAAGTCACGCAGCGGCACCTGCAGATCAGAAATCCCGCTGCAGGTTTGCGCCAGTCGGCGCTCCAGTAGTGTTGAACCCGGTGGCAGCAGACTATTCATCCGTTCCTCCGTTGGTTACGCTCCACTGCGTACATGATGCCGCCTGTGTTTTGTTCAGGACCACATCCGCCAGAGGAGAAGCCAGCTCCACACGCTGCACACCCTCAACATGCAGGGCGGCAAAGATGGCGCTACGGCGAATATCCCGACCAAGACGTGTCTGACTGGCGATGTACTTCTGCAGGCTGGCTTTTGCCGCTGCCATTACCGGCTCTGCTTCCGGTCCCGGATAGAGAAAAATGGTGGCTTCCACGCGATACGGGATGATTTCTGCGCTGCGAACCGTAAGACGGTCAGCCACCGGGCGGACGTTCTCACTGTTCAGAGCTTTTTCCACCACGTCCAGCAGGTCTTTTTCTGCAGTTCCATCGCCTTCGCGGCTAAGGACAGTCAGCACCACCTCTGCAGGTGCCGGGCTGGTTGCACTGGCATCCGCCACCCGACCGTCGGCGCTTCGGGCATGAAATTCATAAGCTGCAGTTGGCCCCGCAACTGAAAGCCCTTCAAAGGCTGCAGGCACACGCAGGCGTAACGCTTCATCGCTTTCCATCACAGCTGCAACGGGCGGCACAGCGTCATTATCAGCAGGCGTCACCGTCAGGCGTTTCACGTTGTAGTTGGCAGCGAGCTGGTCAAGATCGCTGCCCATCGCGTAAGCCACCATCACAGCCTGCGCGGCTTCGTTAATGCGCTGGCGCAGAAGCAACTCACGGTAAGCGTTCTCCTGCAGCAATTTGGTGACGGGTTCAGATTCCAGTTCCAGCGTGCGGATCACTGCTTCCTGCTCATCTTTCGGATGAAGCGCCACAAATTCTGCCTTGCGTTCGGCAAGCAGCGTCTCAAAGTCCGGCACATCCACAATCTGCGGCGCAGGCAACTGCGAAAGGTCAATCACTGCCATTCTCTGCTCCTGTTGATACGGAAAGGGAAACAGGCACACCGTTATTACGCCGCCCGTTCAGCGCCACCACCATTGAACCGTCAAAATTGCTGTTAATAGTGATGGAATCCAGCGTCAGCCGTGGCTCCCAGCGACTCAGTGCCACATACACAGCCGACATAACCTGCAGGCGTAACGCCGGATTTTGTGGCTGATCTATCAGTGCCGACAGCAGGGAACCATATTCCCGACGAGCAATGCGGCTACCCTGCGGCGTCAGCAGAATGTCCCGCACCGACTGGCGCAGATGGTCAATATCAGTAATGGCTTTACCGCTGGTATTGTTCATCCCGCTATAAAGCGTCATACCGGGCCTCCGGTTGTGTCGCCGCCTTTCAGGACGCCAGTATGCTGATGCGCATCAACCACGATCCCGTTAGAACTCATCGCTCCGCCGCCCTGGGTAACGCCACCATTGATCACCACTTCGCTGTTAATGCGCGTGCGGTCAGCCTCCAGTACAAACTCACTGGTTTTCATGGTGATGTTGTCAGCGGCCTCAATGACCATTGATTTGATGCCCCTGACATACCAGCGCCCGGTGGCGGGTTCGTATTCAAACCAGCCACCGTCCGGGTACTCAACCACGTTGCCGTCCTCAGAATCTGAAGGTGGCGGAAACTGGTTTGAGTAGACCGCAGGCAGGGCAAACGCGGTTTCCAGATTGCCGCCCAGACTCAGCAGCACCACCTGCTCACCTTCCGATGGTCGCCACCATGTGCGGGCATTCCCGGCACGCAGCGTCAGCCAGCTGATCCAGTTGGTTTCAAGCTCGCCCGTTTTCACCCGGCAAAGCCAATTCTCCCGGTCCACTTCGGTGACTACACCAGTGCGGATCAGGTTGGTGATAAGGCGCATGATTTCGGTTAATTGTGCGTTCATAGGGAAAGGTTGCCATCAGGGGAAGAAAGGCGGCAGTGCTGCAACTTGTATCAGTGCTGATACAAAGATCACCCCGCCAGCCATTGCAGAATCATGTCGCGGGTCATTGCCTCAACATCATCATTTACACCCAGAAGGCGACGCTCTGCGTAACGGACCTCCGGTCCTTTGCGGCTGACGCGATCACGCAGGCCATAATGGTGAACGCGGGCAATGCTCTGCACCTTACCTTCAAACTGTACGCTGGCAGAATCCGCGCTGGCGGCGGTTTTCAGGTATTTTGTGGTGCGCAGCTTTGCAAACATCTGACGTTTGATGCGCCCTTTTTTACTTCGTGCTGTTACCCGTCGCGGCTCATAGCTGCTGCCGTCAGGGTTGCGCTGCATCCTGATATTCTGCTGCTGTGTCCGGCGCAGTTCCTGCGCCAGCTGGCGCATCATGCGGCTTCTGGCGGCTGGCTCCAGATTCGCCAGCAAAGCACTCAGCCAGTCGTCCACCTTCTGCAGTTCAGCCACGTTTCACCGTCCACATTTCTTCAGGTTCATCGGGTTCCGCTACAGCTTCAACACTCGACACACTGCCGTCAGTGCTGACCAGCACACGTTCCGTCAGTTGCAGGTTCAGGCTGATATCACAGACATCGTTGCGCAGAATATCCACCTCAAAGGTGAATAGTTTTTCCCGTAACGCCGGGTTATTGATGGCATCGGGCTGGTTATCCCTCAGCCACAGCAAAACCGGGGCCATCAGCAGATTCTGGTCGCCGCTGAAATCCTCAATCACCGCGTTCAGGGTGTAACGGTACTCCCACGACATGGAGCTGGCCCCCGTGGCAACCAGCGAACCGTTATCCACAAACAGATGCAGTTTGTCCGGGTTATTGCGGACATAAGGCACCGCTTTATTGAGGGCGTGGCGCAGGGATTGTGGTTTGTTCACTGTTTCGCTCCTGACACGCAATAATCATGTCCACTTTGTCTGCACAGACCGCCCAGGCGGCCTCCGTTTCATCCAGCAACGCGTCCAGATCACCGTTAGTGCGCGGCGTTGCCTGCTCCAGCCGACACGGCGTCACTCGCGGACAACCACTGACGGTAAGCTGCACCTCCGGTGAGTGTCGGACGTTCCCGCAGCCGGATAATGTCAGCAGGCAAAGGAGTATCAGCCCAGCGGCGTAAATCCTCGTTCTCACGTTTCAGCTCCTCGATCCGGTGTTGTCGTTGTCTCAGCAGCGCGCTGGTCTGTTCTGCTTCGGCATAGAGCCGCGCCTGCTCCCGGTTATTGGTTTCAGTCAGAATGGACAGGCTAATAAGCTGGCTGTTGCTCTTTGCCAGTGTCTGGCTTTTGCTCTGCAGCTCGTCTGACTGCGTGCTGATGGTCTGGCTGGCATCAGCCAGCCGCCACGTCTGCCAGCCCAGCGCCGCCAGTAATAACGCCAGCACAACCAGCAGCAACCGGTTCATGCTGCTACCTGTTGCGCCATCTGATTACGGGTGATCCAGAAGGCAATAACGGTCAGCAGATAAAAGACCAGGGTAATAGCCCACCCCGTCCAGGCGAGACTTACGACAATCAGCAATCGCATCACCCAACTGATAAATACGTTTTCTTTTCGGGTAATTGTCTTCAGCAAAGATGCCCTTAACTCCTGCCAGAGCGGGCTATTATTAATTAACGCAGCCAGTGCTACCGGAATTACCGCCCATGTCAGCAAACAGGCTACCCAAACGCCGGACGCTGCCAGTACCGGAAAAATCCCCTGCGGATACACCATTGCTGCGATTAACAACGCCATCCATAACATCAGAAACAGTCCGCTGATTAATTTCTTTTTCATTTCAGTTTGCTCCCTGTAAACACCAGGCCATCTCCCGCGCACGGCGGTTATCCAGCCCCTGATTAAACACACCTTTTACATAAACCCAGCGCGGCAACTGTCGGCACGCATCCGCCCAGCGCCGCTGATTGAGCAATTTCACCAGCGTGGAGCTGCAGGCATTGCCTGTCCCCACGTTGAAGGCAAACGACACCACCGAGTCATACACCTTTTGTGGCGGCTGTTGCTTCACACATCTTTCCAGCGCCCGCTCCACACGCAGCACGTTGGAGATAAGCCCTTCTGCTGCCTGTCGTTCCGTAATGGTTTTGCCGGGAATGACGCCCGACGTATTACCAATGCCGTCAGTCCATACACCCGCGCTGCACTGATACGGCTGCAGACGACAGCCTTCGTAATCGGCAATCAGTTTCAGTCCTTCCACGGAGGTGTGAAGCTGCTGAAAACCCGGCAGCGTGGCAGCAATAGCCAGCACGGTCCCGACAAGGCAGCGTTTAACGATTGATGGATTCATAGTCCTCCCGCGTGATCTGCCCGTCGCGCAGAAGCTGGTAGGCTTTGTGTTTGTAGTACCAGTTGATAGCCAGCATCAGCACACCGATCATCAGGCCGCCCAGCGTTGAGGCATCCTTGATGGACAAATCGCCCAGCCAGGCCAGCACGACGGCGATGCAATACGTGATAAAGGCGCTGATTCGCTCAAGCGTCATAATTCAGTCCCATAGCTGGACGGTCTGCACGGTGGTGGTTGTCGGAATGTCCGGCAGCTCCACCTGCAGCCCGTGAGGTAAAAAGGGGCCATATTCGGCAAGCCCCGGATTTGCCTTCAGTACCTGCTCCGTGACACCCTGCGTGCGCCCGTAATGACGCCAGCAAAGCGCGTCCACCGTGTCATACTGATGCGCACGCACTTTCATCAGATAAGCTCCACTGTGCAGTGCGGCGCGTCCTGTACCCGGCTGATGGCCCAGCGGGCGTCACGCCATAAATCACCGCTGGCTTCCGCCAGTTCCTCGCCCCGCTTCACACCGGATGCCGTGGCGTCATAGTCCTGGTAACGTTCGTTGAGCATGGCGCGTGCCCAGCAGTAAACCGCGTTGAAATAGTGCTGAATGCGCTCACTTTTGCCGTCCAGCTGTTCCGCCGGAACCTCTGCCAGCGAGGCATACCCCAGCATCTGCTGGCGTCTGCGAAACTCATACAGCTCTGCGTTGACCTCCGAAATTGCCGACAGCGCAACCTGCTTTAAACGCGGCTGCGTCACCGTGCCGTCAGTGCGCATGACACTGCGAAACTCCGACAGGTCCACATCAGGCCAGAACGGCGTATTTCTGATGATTTCCGCCTGTTCCGGTGCCTGTTCTGGCGCAACAAACTTCATGCTGCTTTCTCCTGAAATAGAGGGCGGTGGACGGGGTTTTGATGTGGCAGTGCCTTTCGCCACCCCGTGCCGCCCGTGCGCGGGGGCACGTTCTGTCAGCGGCTGTCATTGCGCAGTCTGCGCTCCAGCTGCTGTTTGTCTTTTTTCACGCCACAGCGGGGATCGAGCTGTAACGCATGGTTGAGATGATTAAGGGCAGACGCCGGATTGCTTTCACTCAGGACCGCGCCAATCGCTTTATGCAGACGCGCCCGTGACTGGTCCGGCATATCCAGACCGTCTGTCAGCTCCAGCGTCTGCAGCAACAGATCGGCATCAAAGCCGGTGGTGGCAAGCATTGCGCTCTGCGCGGCGTCTGCCATTTCCTCTGCCAGCACGGTCTGCACGTTGCGGTTACCCAGCGGCATCACCCAGCCATGACGCAGGGCATGACGCCCGATCTCCAGCGCTCCGGCATAATCTCCAGCATCAATGCGCCACAGCATCACGTACATCAGCACGTCATCCTGTTGAGCGCCTCCGGCAGCCAGGACACCCTCTGCCCAGGCGGCGTACTTCGGCAGCAGCTCCACCTTGATTTCCGCTTTTTTGACCGTGGACTGAACGCCCTTGAGACGGCGGCGGTCTTCCGCCAGTTGCAGCAGCATCAGGTCATAGCCCGATGCGTGGCGAACACTGCCGCCCTCGCGGGCGGCCTGTTCAGCCTGAACGCGCAGGCGATGCTGCCGTGCGGGACTCAGGCTCATGGATTACGCTCCGGTTTCGGCTGCGGCGGCGCTGAAATCACCAATCTGGATGTTTTCCACCAGTGCGGCGCAGCGGTAGTCCTCAACCACATAGGCTTCGTTAACGGATTCAAAGTTTTCAATCCGGTCACGTTTCGGGTTGTCGATAACTGAACGGCGGCGGGTGTCTTCCTGCCAGTAGATGGACAGGTTATCCAGACGGGTGATCAGCAGCGCATTCGGCGGGAAGAACGGCGCACGCACGGCCTGCAGGCCACCCATGCGTTTCTGACTGATGATCATATCGGCAGCCAGTTTTTCACTGTTTTCCTGCTCTTTGTTGACCAGCGGGAAATACTTGTCAGACAGCAGTTCACGACCGCAAATCACCACCAGATCGTCATCGTCCTGATAGACCACGTCGATAAGCTCATTAACGGCATCCATCACCACGGCGTCCAGGTTGGCATATTCGCCACCTTTCCCGACTTTCACCGCACCCGGTGTGGTTTCACCGCCCGTGGTGGTGCTGCCCATGACGTGATCCGGTGCATCCTCACGGATTTTCTGCAGCCAGCCTTTATTCACATCCTGCAGTAACGGGTTTTCGCTACGGTTGGAGGTTTTCGCACGCTTCACGCCGTTAAAGCCGATCATGATGCGGTCCAGTGCCTGACGTTTCACGATGGCGTCACGGATACNCACNTNGTCTATCTGGTGGCGATCCTCGCGCCGATAC